AAAGCCCTGGCCGCGCGCCTTGCAAAGCAGTCCCACCCACGCAAATCACCCAAACAGGAGGAATCAAAATGAAACGCCTAATTCTCGCCTTCTTTCTCGCGGCCGCTTGCGCCTGCAGCGCGAAGACAACCAATTACCAGGTAATAGTGCTGTCCGACATTCCCTCATCGACAAATTACAACTGGGCCATCTCGGGAGGTAGCACTACTTCCTGTTACGGCAACTCTTGCTCAAGCAACTGGAACGATCCCGAGAACGGCACCGCGCAGGCGAGTGGAGCAACATTACAGCTGCTGCTCCCAGACCGTCGCATTGCCATCGTTGAATGTGACATGAAGCCTGACATGGGCCGCAATATTGCAATCGCCCTCGCCGCAAGCATGAACAGTCAGACCGCGAGCACGATGTATCGAGATTGCAGAGTCCCGGAAACGGGTTCTGTACTCACCGCCATCTTCAAGAAAAACCGCGTCAAGCTGCTCATGCAAGATCCGAGCATTCGACGGCACCGGACGCCGCCACGCTGAAACCTATCAGCTCATTGGCATACTTGAACCAAGCAAACCGTGACCCACTTCATAAACGCGCCCGTCGCTAACTTTTCTCACCCGCTCAACTCACCGAAACCGGAGGAATCAAAGTGAACCATCCTACCCACATCTGCCGCAATTGCCTCTCTCAGGTGAGCCCCATGAAGAACACGCCCGGAACGTTTTTCCTGGAACTGGTCCTGTGGATCCTGTTCATCCTTCCCGGAATCCTCTACAGCGTCTGGCGCATTTCAAGCCGCAGATACATCTGCCCCGCGTGCCGTTCAGATCAACTCGTCCCGCTGAACAGTCCGGCAGCCGCTTTGCTGCAAAAGAACATCACTTCATAAACGCGCCCATGGCCGCCCGAACACCATCCGCCACCGCCTTTCGGCTCATCCCCTTGCGCCGGTTCTTGGCAATCACTCCCCATTGCGTGCGGATTCCCCCTTCCAGCATTGTCAGCCGCGACCGCATCTCATCCAATCCGGTGACTTCAATCATTTTTCCCCAATAGAAAAGCCGCCCGGAGGCGGCCTTCTTTCTTCGAAACTTTTAAGCTACCGGTCGATCCCATACCGATGAAACTGATGGTCCATTGCCGCCCCAATTTCAGGCGTGCAGTAAAACGGGCCGTCCCAGTCCCGAAGGAACAAAAGAAGAATTATGGCCCCGACCGTTTTCTCGGTAATCGGATGATATGCCCGGCATCGAAATATCGCGCCCAATTTGACCCCGCCCCGTACCGCGTCAGTCGCTTCTCGCGCCACACGTGCCGGAAGATATCCCAGCTCGATCCCGTCTGATTGCGTTATCGCGACGGCGAAAGGATCGAACCGGTTGTCAGGCTCCAACCTGGGATGAAGAAATTGACCCACTCCGCAGCTCTTAACTACTCGGGTCCTTGCCAATCCGTCACTATTACGGCGCGATACGCCGGCAAGCGGAACGTAAAAGCCCCGCTCTAAATACGCTCCGAAAATCTTCTCGAACACAAGATTGAAATACAGATCCGTCTGCGTTGGAGTGTAGCTGTCGCTTTCATATATCTGGGCCATAGGCGACAAATTATACGGCAGCGACCGCTCATGCGCCATCTATTTCATAAAAGCCCCCATGGCCTTCCGGATGCCATCCGCAATCGCTTCGCGACTTTCGCCGCGACGCTTCTTTCTCGCAATCACTCCCCATTGCGACGGCATGAATTCACGCACTTCGATCGGCTTCTCTGTAGTCCTGAAACCCGTATTATGAACCACCGCCGTCAACTGCGCGAACAGCAGCTCGTTCCGCTCCTGGCCCCAGCGATGCCGCTCCGCCAGCGCGTGAAACTGCCGCGGTGTCATAGCGAAGAATTCCTCCGCCGTCAACCGCAAATCCTGTCTCGCAAATGCCCACAGAGTGAGCCAGTCCGGCGTTATTTTGCCGCTGGCTCTACGGTAGGGTCGGCAGTTTTTTCGTCCTTCAGTTTACTCAAGGACGGGCACGACGCGACATAGGCGTCCACTACTTTGGTGTAAATCTGTCCGGCAGTTTCCAGCGTGACCATTCCTGCCGCTTTTTCAAATGTGATCTCAGGATGACACCGTACCAGTGCGGCAAAGAATGCGAACGGCAATCTTTCAGCGCCCAGTTCGCGCATATCCATCACGACCAGCATGTTGATCAATCTTCCCGCTTCCGCCAGCTTCTGCTCTGCAATGGCCAGCGCGGCATAATCAAAACAAAGCTGCCAGGTCTCGCCCGCCAGTTCGAGTGAGACCTTCGGCAACGTAGGATCGAGCGCCGGAGCGCCCGCGACTTTCACTTTCTTCGACATAGATTCCCTTCGTTTGATAGATAAAGCAGTTCTCTGGGGGAGGGAACTTGTTTTAAAACTAGGCGCCGACAACCAGAATGCAGGGTCCGGAAATCTTCAGGCCAATCTTGAACGAGATGGCCTTCTCGACATCCACCGTGAACTCAGACGACTCGACAAACGCACTGAACGTGTATTTATCGCCATTCGTTACCTGCCCCGTAGTCTTCGGCAACTGCACTACAAACGCCTGAATGGCGCCGCTCTGATACGCCGTTTCGGCCAGCACCTGGCCAGCATCGCTGCTGACGCGGTTGCCTTCCAGAGACACACTGCCGTTTTCACGGATCACGGCAAGAGTTTCCGAGTCCGAAGCCGACTCAAAGTTTGTCGTGTCTTCGAACTTCCATTTGCCGCGCGTTACCGGCGAATTCTTCAGCTCGCCGATCATGGTGGGTGTCGCGCCGATGCTGACAGTGCTGCCCCGGCCTGCCTGTGCCTGACTGAGTGTGTATGTCATTTTTTTATTGCTCCCATGTGCTGAAATGCCCGCACTCGGACGAGTCGGGGAAAAACATCTTCAACTAAACCTTTGTGGTGTTGTGTCGAATCTCAATCGAAATACAAATAAAACTCCGTCATCGCACGGTAGTACCGCGCCTCATGATCGAAGAAGTCCACATTCTGTAGCTGCTGCGCGTTTTGCAAATTCGTTCCGTCGCTCAGCAGTCCCTGGTAGCCATTCAGCGCCGCAATCAGCGCCACGCGCAGCGTGATCGCATCCAGATAATCTGCGCCCCAGCAATCGAACTGCATCCGCAACCGCGTCATCCCGGCCGTATCGAACGTTGCACTCGAGTGGCCGCCCACCACCTGATATGTCAACGCCGGCAGCACCGAAGCCTCCGGCAATATCAGCGGATAAATGCGCGTTCCCACCATCGCCGCAATCGTCGACGTCGCCGCCAGCAGCGTGTACAGCCCTTGCTCAATCATTCGGTCGCCGCCGTTCCGTTAATTTCCAAACACAGCAGATGTACGATGGAATTCCTCTCGCGCACGTTCTCGACCGCCTGCACCAGAAACACCCGCACACCGTACAGCACGCGCTGTCCGCCCTGCAGCGTCACCGCATCCCCAGGCCAGCGCAGCGTGATCCGATGTGTCACCTGGCTGCTGAATTGCCCAGTAAGAAACGCTTCCTTCGCGCCCGTCGCCTGAATCGCAGCCATCGCCGTCAGAAATGTTGTCCAGATCGACTGCGGCTGCCCAACGCTGTCCGGCGCCGTGCTCTGCTGCTGCAGCTGCACCTGCCGCCGCATCTCTCCGGGATCGATTGTGTATTCCGGCATCGTCTAGCCTCTCGTCGGCGCGAAATTCATCACCATGTTCGCGGACAGCAAATTCGTCACCGCCAGCGGCACTTCCTTCAGGTTGTCCTTCGTCACCGCCCAGCGATTTGTCGTACCAGTGCCCAATCAGCATCAGCAGTGCGCTGCGCAACGATTGCGGGATTCCCGTCACGATCACAGAATCCGGCTGCTGGCTACTTCCCACCGCCGTATGTGTATCCGTTTTTGTCGGATCGGGATCGTACCCTGCGGTGAAATCGATCTCCACCGCGTTCGCCACATAAAGGTCTGGCGGCCAATAGCTTCCCGGAAGCGGAAATATCCGCGCCGGCTCGCTCATCCGGTCCAGGATGAAATCTGTGTCCTGATGCATCGTCTTCACCGTCCCATCCGGCTGGATCGAGCGCATCTGCTCCACGCTAATGACCGGAGCAAACGGCAGCTTGATCATCTGCGAGTAGTTCCACATCGTCGTGGCATACAACGGCAGCGAATAGTAGCTCGAGGGATAAGCCTGCCCCGACGAGACTGTGTCCGTGTAATACGGATGAGCATCGAGCACCATGCGGAATGCCCGTTGCGCGATCGCGCGCCCCGTAGATGCCTCGGCGTATTCGCGCGCCGCCTGAATCAGCCCCAGAATAAAATCGTCGTCATCGTTAAACATGGCCGAAATGCGCAGGAAGTTCCTCGCCTGCGGCAGCGTAACCGGCTCCGCCACCGGCAATGCGGTCTGTCGACAATATCCCATTTAGCGGCTCTCTTTTCTATGTTTGGGTGCCCCATTCAAGCCGTCGTTTGGCTTGAGTGGGACGGAACGCCGCCGAGCTTTCGCTGTCGGCATCACCGCGCGTTCCCGCGCCGGCGCCAGCATGGCGCTCTCGCGCACATTGTCCAGCCCGCAACTCGGGCACACCGCGCTTGTGCGCAACCGCCGGAATCCTCGGTGGCAGTGGTCGCACACATCTTCCACCGCATTCCTGTCCGTCAAAGTTGCCATCACGTCGCCCATACAATCCTCTGAAGAAAACGAAGGCGGAGCGCCCAAACGCCCCGCCGCCGTCTTGTTCTGCTGTTGCTGTGAAAAAACTACGCAGCCGCCTGCACCAGGTACTTCACCGGATGCGTTCCCGCATCCAGCAAGTTCCCGTCGGAGCGGGCAAAGCCGATAAATGCAACCTGTCCGAACTCGGCGAAACGCTCCACGAGGCGCAGGATCGACAACTCCTTTACCTCGCGGATCGTGTATTTCTTCGCGTTGCCAAACAGCAGCGTCTTTGCGTTCACAGCGATGGTGGGCATGTCATTGTTGACGCTGTACTGATACCCGTTGATTGTGTCGGGAGCTTGCACGGCAAGCCCAGGCAGCCACAGTGGCCGACCGTACTTGTCCTTCAGCTTCTTCAGCGACTTGATGGTTGAGTCGTGCCCGATGTAGATGGCGCCGGCGCGATACAGCGGATCGACGCTGTGTTCCAGCTCTATCAGATCGTCCGATCCAATGGACGTTCCGCCGGTCTCCGCACCGCCATCGTTGGTTGCCGAGCCAACGGCTGTCGGACCCGCAGTGGCAGCCGTCAGAATTCCGTTCGGCTGTGCTCCGGCGCCGGTGCCCACGGTGTAATGTGTGTTCCGGATGCGCCCCAAACGCTCCCCGAACTTCTCCGCCAGAAAGCTGTCGAGATCGAATGCCGAATCCTGCAGCAGCTCAATCGAGACTTTCACCATCTTCGTCGAGTACTTATACGCGCCGAAGACGATGCTGCCCAAGGTAACGTCGGAGGTCAATGTTACCGTGGCATTCTCAGCGATGATCTCGCCCACCGTTCCCGTATCGTTGCTGGTTGGAAAGGGCAGCGGTTGACCGGTTGCGGTTGGCATGATGGTCGCAATCTTCAGCATGTTCCCGTAGAACTTCTCGGCGCTTTCGACCTTGTCCACGAATCCCACCGGAACAAAGTAGCCGCCACCGGCGCCCTGCAGCGCGTTGCCGCCGCCAGTGCCCATGTCGCGATACTCCCGCATGAACGTCGCATCCTCGGCGGAAATGCCGCGAAAGCCGAACTGCGCCGGCCCGTCGAACTTCATCGCCCGGGTCCAGACCTGAGCGAACCGTGCTTGCCTCGCCGTGTCGTCTCCGCCGCCGGTCACCTGGCCAGCCGGAGGCATCCCGGTTGTGCGCGTCTCCGCGATTGCCGTGTCCATGCGCTCCACGCGGTCAATGTCCAGCTTCAATGCGTCCGCAGCCACCATCATCGTGTCGAATTTGGCGGTATCCTCTGCCGTCCGCGCCTCTTTGCCGAAGATCGCTTGCGCGTCTGCGACAAGTTTCGCCCGCTGCTCGCGCAGCTCCCGTGCTTTTACGTGATCCATGATTGTTTCCCTCGTATTTGGATTTGTTGGTGCTTTCCAAAGCCACAGCCGCCATGGCGACCGCGCAGAGGATTCCCGATCTCGCACTCGCCATCCAAGGCAGCGGCATCCCGCGTGCAAGCTCCGGCAAACTTTTTATGTATGGCTAGCTGGCCTGGGCCAGTCGCAGACGCATCCGCATCCGCTCGTCTTCGGCAGCCAGCGCCGCGGCATCGATCAACTGTTTCGCGGCTTCCTTCAACTCATCCTCGGAGCGCAACGCCGCCACATGACCGCGCACCTCATCCGGGATGCCATTCGGCCACAGCGCCGACCGCGCACTCACGCTCGTGCCTTCGTAGGCCGGATAAGTCACCGGTCCAACATCGTACAGATCCACATCCTCGATTTCGCGGTAATCCATCGTGTTTCCGTCCGCATCGGTCTCTTCGCGCCAGGTGCATTTCCGCACTATGAACGCGAAGCTGCAGCCGTCAATGTCGCCGCGATCCACCATCGCCTGCACATCGCTGGCCACCCGCGTCGCCGGATTCGTGTCGCACTCGAAATGCAGCCCGGTAGCATCCTGCGACATCCGCAGCGTGCCCGATTTCGACCGCCCCAGTACGTTGTTTGGATCGTGATTGAACAGGCAGCGTACATCCTGCTTTTCCGCCAGCGCCCGCGTGAAGGCGGTCGGTTTGATGGTCTCAATGAACCATCCGCTGTCGAACTGCTCATTGAACACCGACGCATATCCTTCGATGCCCGGCGTGTCACCGCTCTTGGCGCGCACCTGGCCGCCCTTGACGAAACGCCGCTCAATCACCGGTTGCGATAGATTCCGCTTCATGCTTGTCTCCCTCGTTGGCTTTCATGCTTGCCGCTTCCCGATACCCTGCGACTCGGAACGCCTTGCAGGCCCGCTGCAGCTCGGCTTCTGCGATCTCCTTGTCTGCATCGTTCCACTGCGTTGCACGATGTTGCATTGCGCCCAGATATTCCGTCAGAAAACTATCGCTCTCCGTTCCCGGCAAAAACTGAATTCCCAGCTCCTGCGCCGCGCGAGCGAAATAGCCATCGCGCAAAGTCATGAGAATCGGCGTAAATGCGCCCGTAATCGCATTCAAATCCCGCTTCTGTCGGTTGCAAACTCGATGGAAAGCATCCTGAAACAGGCGCCGATACAGGTGCACCGGACGCGCATCGTCTTCTTCCCCCGCGACCGCGCCTCTTTTTGAGTCTTTCGCCGCCTTTGGATCCTTCACATCCCCCGCCGCATCTCCATTCCCGGCGCCATCCTGATAACTCGGATTGATCGGCGTCGTTGTCAGAGTCATATTCACCGGCATCCAGTACTGCTCCGCCCACGGTTCCTCGATTGGGTTCTGTTTCTCGAACCCTCGCACGTCGTTTGTATTCAGGAATCCCCACATCCTCCCGGTTCCGTAGTATTTCTCGCGGCTCGCCGCATCTGGCCGCAGCATGTCGGTCAGATCGAAATCCATGTAGAAGCGATTCTTCGGCGTACGTCCAACCCCACGCGATGGAAACAGCTTGCGTTTCCATTCCAGCTTCAGCGCGCTTATTGGGGAGTTCAGCGCATACTGGATGAACTCCTGTGCGTCCTGCTCCGCGCTGGCGCGGCCCTTCACCTGATCGTCGCCCACCATCCGCGGCGGTACATGGAAGATCGCGCAGATGCTCAGCCGTAATTCACGCTGCGTCTCAATCATCTGCGACTCGTTCGGCTTGTTGCTGATTGGCGTGAATTTGAATCCCGGCGGCATCACCGCAACCCGGTGCGAGTTCTCGCCGCCTTGCGCCTCTTGCCAGGACTGCTTCGCCTGCTCGCGCTGTTCCGGCGTCAGCATCGGCGCTTCCAGCAGTCCGCCCGGGCGGGCAAAGTTCGCAAAATACTTCGCGCCATATTTCTGTGTAGCCAGCGCCAGGCCGAGCGTCTGCCGCGCCAGCCAGACCACGCTCTGCCCCAACCGCCCATCGAAGCTCAGCCCCGGCATGTGCAACACGTCTTCGGCGGGGATCAGCCGTCCCTGGCTCGGCGATTCCGCGTCCAAATCCTTCGTGTCCTGCGAGTCGATCCCGTCCGTCGTGCGATAGCACATCGTGCCTGCCGGCAGATCGACCGGGAAAGGCCGCCACGCCACCGGCTCCAGCCGGGTGAAAGATGTCACCCGATGCGGCCGTGTCTTGTACGGGTTGCGCGGCCATATGCCTGTGACTTGATTGCCTGCATCGCGCTGTACCTCCGCGTATGCATTTCCCCAGGCCAGCCCATGCACCATGTACGCTTTCAAAAATGTAAACTGCGACATCTCCGGGTTCGGCTGCAGGTGGACCAGATCGTAGAGCCCATGATCGTAGGCCACGTGATGCGCCGCGCGCCCGTTCGTCAGCATCTTGCGCTCATATATGTGCATCGGCAGCGCCGCGATCGATCCCGCAATCAGGTCGACGCACGCCAGAAACGTCACAACCTGAAACGCCGTCAACTCGCTGACGCGCATCCCGGAGTCCGTGCGGCCGCCATTGAAGACATCCAGCAGCCACTCCGCCGGATAA